CGCTGAGCTTACCGCTGAGCTTAACATGCGTAAAAAACAATACAACTACTATCGCGACCAGTTATTTAGTTTTGGTGCCCACGATGTTAAACGTCTGAAATTAGGAGAGCTATGTGTAATTGGAGACGGTTTGCATGGTACTCCAGAATATGACGCCAACGGTGATTATTTCTTTATCAATGGAAACAATTTAGGCTATCAAAAAATATCATTTAACGATAACACAAAAAAGGTTAATGATTCTATGTTTAAAAAACACGGAATTCATTTTGACCCAATAAATACTGTTTTCCTGTCAATTAATGGCACAATTGGAAATGTTTCCTTTTACAATAATGAGAAGATCGTACTCGGTAAGTCTGTGGCCTATTTTAAAATTAAATCACCTGAACTCCACACTAGATATCTTTTCTATTTCCTGCAGACCAATTACGCAAAACAGTATTTTGAAAATCAAAAAACAGGTTCAACTATTAAAAACTTAGGTTTAAAATCGTTGAGAGCATTTGAAATACCTATCCCATCATACGATGAACAACTTTATATCGTCGCCACGATGGATAAATTTTACAACCTGACAAACTCCATCACCGAAGGTCTCCCGCGTGAAATCGAGTTGCGCCAGAAACAATACGAATACTACCGTGATTTACTGTTCAGTTTCCCGAAACCTGAAACTGTCAGTAATTAATTGACCATTGCTACCGATCGGGCCACCTTAACACCCGGTCAGTATATAGACTATTTTTTTACGCGCCGGAAGTCACTCTTAACGCCCTTCCGGCTCTTGCCAGGCGGCACAAAGGATGCGCTATGACTCATCAAACACACACCATTGCTGAATCCAATAACTTTATCGTCCTTGATAAGTACATCAAAGCTGAGCAAACAAGCGACAGCTACCAGAGCGAATCGGACCTGGAACGTGAACTGATTCAGGACCTGCGGAATCAGGGTTATGAATTTATTTCGGTAAAATCACAGTCAGCGATGCAGGCCAACGTTCGGGAACAGCTTCAGAGCCTCAATGGTGTGGTGTTTAATGACAGCGAGTGGCGGCGTTTCACGGAGCAGTATCTGGATAACCCGAGCGATGGCATTCTGGATAAGACCCGTAAAATCCATATCGACTATATTTGCGACTTTATTTTTGATGACGAGCGTCTTGAGAACATCTATTTGATAGATAAAAAGAATCTCATGCGCAATAAGGTGCAGATTATCCAGCAGTTTGAGCAGGCGGGTTCTCATGCTAACCGTTATGACGTCACGATCCTGGTTAATGGCTTACCACTGGTACAAATCGAACTGAAAAAGCGCGGCGTGGCGATTCGTGAGGCTTTCAACCAGATACATCGTTACAGTAAAGAGAGTTTTAACAGCGAAAATTCCCTGTTTAAGTATCTGCAACTGTTTGTCATTTCTAACGGCACCGATACCCGTTACTTTGCCAACACCACAAAGCGCGATAAAAACAGTTTTGACTTCACCATGAACTGGGCGAAATCAGACAACACGCTGATTAAAGACCTCAAAGATTTTACCGCTACCTTTTTCCAGAAACATACTCTGCTTAATGTTCTGGTGAACTACAGCGTGTTCGATATTAGCCAGACGCTACTGGTGATGCGACCGTACCAGATTGCCGCTACCGAACGGATCTTATGGAAAATCAACAGTTCCTATAAAGCGAAAAACTGGTCTAACCCCGAAAGCGGTGGCTTTATCTGGCACACTACCGGTTCCGGTAAAACACTGACCAGCTTTAAAGCCGCGCGCCTGGCAACAGAACTGGACTTTATTGATAAAGTCTTCTTTGTGGTCGACAGGAAAGACCTCGATTACCAGACGATGAAGGAATATCAGCGTTTTTCCCCAGACAGCGTCAACGGCTCGGAAAATACCGCAGGCCTTAAACGAAATCTGGATAAGGACGATAACAAAATTATCGTCACCACTATTCAGAAACTTAATAACCTGATGAAAGCAGAAAGCGACCTGCCTGTATACAATCAGCAAGTGGTGTTTATATTTGATGAATGTCACCGCAGCCAGTTTGGAGAAGCGCAGAAAAATCTGAAGAAGAAATTCAAACGCTATTATCAGTTTGGTTTTACCGGCACACCTATTTTCCCGGAAAACGCTTTAGGCTCAGAAACGACCGCCAGCGTATTTGGTCGTGAATTGCATTCATATGTGATTACCGATGCGATTCGTGATGAAAAAGTGCTCAAATTCAAGGTGGACTATAACGATGTGCGGCCCCAGTTTAAATCTTTAGAGACAGAAACCGACGAGAAAAAACTGAGTGCGGCTGAAAATCAGCAGGCGTTTCTTCATCCCATGCGTATACAGGAAATTACGCAATATATTCTGAATAACTTCCGCCAGAAGACCCACCGTACTTTCCCAGGTTCCAAAGGCTTTAATGCCATGCTGGCAGTGAGTAGCGTGGATGCCGCGAAAGCCTATTACGCGACGTTTAAACGGTTACAAGAGGAAGCAGCTAATAAATCGGCTACCTATAAACCGCTGCGTGTTGCGACAATCTTCTCCTTTGCCGCCAATGAAGAACAAAATGCCATTGGTGAAATTTCCGATGAAACTTTTGATACCAGCGCAATGGACAGCAGTGCTAAAGAGTTTCTTGACGCTGCAATTCGTGAGTATAACAGCTATTTTAAAACTAACTTCAGCACCGACAGTAACGGTTTTCAGAACTACTATCGTGATTTAGCCCAACGGGTTAAAAATCAGGATATCGATCTGTTAATTGTCGTTGGGATGTTTTTAACCGGCTTCGACGCTCCAACATTGAACACGCTATTCGTCGATAAAAACTTGCGTTTTCACGGCCTGATGCAGGCATTCTCCCGCACCAACCGCATTTATAACGCCACTAAAACCTTCGGTAACATCGTCACTTTCCGGGATCTGGAACGCTCAACCATTGATGCCATAACGCTGTTTGGTGATAAAAATACCAAAAATGTAGTGTTAGAAAAGAGTTATGCAGAGTATATGGAAGGCTTTACTGATGCTGCCACTGGTGAAGCTAAACGCGGCTTTATGGCAGTAGTTTCAGAACTGGAACAACGGTTCCCTGACCCTGCCAGTATTGAAAGTGAAAAAGAGAAGAAAGACTTCGTTAAACTGTTTGGTGAATACCTGCGTGCCGAGAACATCCTGCAAAACTATGATGAATTTGCCACGCTGAAAGCCCTGCAACAAATCGATCTTAGCGATCCTGTTGCGGTAGAAAAATTCAAAGAAGAACATTATGTGGATGATGAAAAGTTCGCTGAATTACAAACGATTCGTCTCCCTGCTGAACGCAAGATTCAGGATTATCGTTCTGCCTATAACGATATTCGTGACTGGCAGCGCCGCGAGAAAGAGGCTGGCAAAAAAGAAAAGTTAACTACTGACTGGGATGACGTGGTTTTTGAAATCGATTTGCTGAAGTCTCAGGAAATAAACCTGGATTATATCCTTGGACTGATTTTCGAACACAACAGACAAAACAAAGGTAAGGGCGAAATGACCGAAGAGGTCAAGCGCTTAATTCGTTCGAGCCTTGGGAACCGTGCCAAAGAAGGTCTGGTGGTCGATTTTATTCAACAAACAAACCTGGATGATTTGCCGGATAAAGCCAGCATCATTGACGCGTTTTTTACCTTTGCTCAACGCGAACAGCAACGTGAAGCAGAAGCATTGATCAAAGAAGAAAATCTCAATGAAGAGGCGGCGAAACGCTATATTCGCACGTCTTTAAAACGCGAATACGCCACCGAAAATGGCACGGAATTAAACGAGACATTGCCAAAACTCAGTCCGTTAAATCCGCAATATAAGACGAAAAAACAGACGGTTTTCCAGAAGATCGTCGCGTTTATTGAGAAGTTTAAAGGTGTAGGCGGGCAGATATAATGTATTAATCCGAACCTGATCTGGCAGATAGCTGTCAGATCAGGACTGAGCTAATACAAATTAATATCGAACCGAAAATACCAACGCCTGTACCAACATTTTTCGTTTGCGATGGGTTGGAATTGGTTAGCCCTGAGAGAGTTAAAATAGCGAGAAAGATAGGTAACTAACGGATTTCAGACACAAAAAAAGCCGCTCTTGAGCGGCTCGATTTGCATACGATGTGGTGCCGAAGGCCGGACTCGAACCGGCACGGGTTATAGCGACTTAGCTTGCTTCAACAATCATCGTTAACTTGTTGAACTAGTTAGACTAAAGCTCATGACCCCGGCACATTTCACAGACTGTTTAGCCATGAAAAAGCCCCGACAACATAACCGGGGTTTGTATGAGTTTCAAGAGAGATCGTTATCTAGTTTTAGATCCCTGCGGGAATTACCTCGTGCGGATAGCTATCCCCAACTACATGCGCCACCTGTTCCAAGGGAAGCGCTACTTTATGAAAAGCACAGGGACACGCGATGTACGCCAAGCGCGATTGTTTCGGGATGCTATTGCTCTGGAATGGACTCGCTTACGGAATCTGCTAAAGCCGCAAGGCGGCTCGTCTGTAGATCAAATCATTGATGAGCTACGCCGTGTCAGTGTGTACGCCAAGGAAGCCCCCACATCATTTGGTGCATCAGTTCAGTCTTGCCCTTCCCTACTTAAAATGCGCGATCTGTATCTTCTCCAATACAGCGAGAAGAGAAAGCTAACGACGCTATCCAAGACCAACAAAGCCGTAGAGATGCTGTTAACCCACCTGAAAAAGAAAGATGTTCAGTTGCGGGATATAAACCGAACCATAGTTACAGGCTGGTTAGATAAGCTCAAAACTGAGCGAGCGCCCCAAACTATCCAAAACTATATAAGCGCACTGGCACAGATATGGGACCTGGCACGCAATCGCTATCACGATGCGCCACAAGACAATCCTTGGCGCGGTCATGCGCTCGAAGCAAAAAGCAGCAAGGTCAGCTATGAAGTCTTCGCACCGGGTGAGCTGGCAAAGGTCTATGCTTTGCTTGATGACGAGATGAAAGCGGTAACGGCTATTGGTGCATACAGCGGTATGCGGATCAATGAAATATGTACCCTACGTGAAAGCAGTATTAAAACTATCGAGGGAGTTTTGTGCTTTGAGATCACCGAGGGGAAGACCAAGAGCGCGGCGCGAATCGTCCCAGTACACAGCAAGCTAATCCCCCTCGTGAAATCATTGCTCAAAACCACACATAGCGGTTTTCTGTTCTATCACGCATCAATTACAGACCGGGCCGATGGGAAGCGCTCAACGTGGCATACGCAGCAATTCACGCGAGCAAAGCGTAAAGCTCTTGGCGAGCTTGCCGCAGAGAGAAAAGTGTTTCACTCACTCCGCCATGCTTTTGTGCAACAGCTCGACCGCGCTCAAGTGCAAGAGGATAGAATCGCGCTACTGGTAGGCCATGAGCGTGGAAGTACAGAAAGTTTCAAAACCTATTCACGAAATAGCGCCTCAACGATTGAACTTAAAAAATACGTCGAATTGTTGTCATATAAAGACATCAGGTAGATAAAAAACACTTGCGAAATGGATTAATTTTTCACTTAAATTATTTGAGCAGGCTGCGCTATTAATTCAAGCGCAGCCAATCGTTACCATAGTCTAGGTTTAGCTCGGATAGCAGGAACTGTATCTGCATTTCTTTTAACAGCAGGATTCATAATTGCTCGCTTATTAAATGCTTCATCAATATATGTTTCGCAATCAGCAATAAAATCGGAATACCTTACCACTGCACAATACACTTCCTCATCGGTGTAATGCGGAACTGTTTTTTGAAGACGATGATTACCTTGTACCAGATAAGGAAGATATAGTGTATAACCAGTAGAAATCTGCCTTAAACTCACTCCGCAGTTACATCGAAAGTCAGAACATACAGCATCGGTAAAAACTTCATTCCAGATTTCATCTCTGACGACACCTATCAATCCCGCTGGATTTTCACCCCATAGAGATGCTTGAATTTCTGAGTTCACAAATGGACGTTGGGCGGTCTCTCTCCCGATAAGCACAACAGTAACTGTAGTATCAGCGAGATATTCCTCGCGTATCTTACGCATGATGTATTCTTCACTTACATCAGTACTAATGTCACCGTCGCTTACGGATTTATCGATAAAAGATTCCCCACCATACGTCTCTATTATACTATCTTTTAAATCCTGTTCATTAGCATGATGATAACTTAGAAATGTTTTATGCATTAGTTGCTCCATTTATCCATGTCAATACTAAACTGGCTGGCAACACTATCTTGAAAGAATTTATTCAGCTCAGTGAAATCATTAACAAGTTTATTAAAATGATAATAGTAAGTCTGAATTTTACCGATTGGTGTCAGATGATACCTAAGAACAATTGCTTCACCATCAGGTTTCTCGTCAATTTTAACTTCATCTTTATCTGAGACGTATTTATGCCAGCGCCTATAATTATTTTGGTGCTCAGTCAGAAATGCATTTAGTTTTTTGAGCATAGTATTCGCCAACATATATAACTCAAGATCTTTTTTCCTTTTAATATTCAGAACTCGCATCTCAACACGAATAAACTGATAGACCTCGTAGTAAGAATTAAATACCTCATCAAAAGCATCCTGCTGAACGTTTATTTTAAAAAGCGTCCTTTTCGTGTCGAGAAAATTCTGTATAGACTTTATGAAAAGGGCATCAGAGTTATCAAAAAGAATATTTAAACCGCCAAAATTAAGCCGTTCAACTTTAAACGAATATTTTCTATTCATCATGCCATCTAATAGAAAGATAGCCACAATGATTAATACAACTACAGAAAGTAGAGAACTAAGTACCCCAATATTTTGAAGTAAACGCTTACCGAAGGTTATATCTTCCGACGTTGGTAACTGAACAGTTCCCAAGAGCGCAATAACAACTATGCAAACAGACCCCCACACAACCCATCTCTTGTACATAAGCATCATCCTAAAACGCAGTTTAAAAACTATACAACGATGTTTTTAAGAGTGGAAGTCCTAGTTATCAGACACATTCTGCTTAGCCTACGCATCTCTATTGTGTAGGCTAATGCAATGAACTTAAGCCCAGCTAAGTAAGTTGCTCAGTTTTATGGGGATAGATAACTCCTATCCCCTTGTACTGGCGTCGGTAACTTACCAACATTACGCTCATACTGTCGTGGGCCAGTCCACATAAACTTCCTGCATAATAGCCTCCCTCGGCAGCGTTAGCAGATCGATGCACCACAGCACGCACGCGCCCGGTTCGGTGGCAGTGATCCAGCACGGCAGACCCAAGGCGCAGCGGCTTACCTGTCACTGCACAGCGTCGGTATTGATAATTCCACAAGAAGACACGGACAGTAGCCACATCAGCGCGACGCAGCTCCAGCCGTCCTGAACCATTCAACAGGAAGTGATACACATCATCGAACGCAGCAGAATTTTTAATGCGTTCAGGCAACGGCGTATTGCCGAGATATTCCAGATATCCCCGCATCGCTTTTCTTAGTAGTTGGTCTGTCCGTGTAACCATGATTCAAAGTCTCCACTGTCAGATGCAGCCCGTTTGCAGGCTTCGTATTCTTCGCGCTGGCGTTGGCATACCAGAGCATAAAGCTCGACGGCCATCGCATTAACACGTTCGTCACTGATACCATTGCGGCGCATCAGCCCCAGCAGCTTACGAAATTTAGCTTCAAGCTCAGGCTCTCCGGTATCCATTACCCACTGTTTCAGGTCAGCGAGTGCGCCAGTCATTGGCGGCGGCTCGATGTACCGCCACCTTAATTTAATCGTGGTTATCATCTTCTTTATCCTCTCTGTAAGCCGGGTGCATTGCTCGGTATTGCTCAATGGTCAAACCCTCGCTGGCCGCTGCAAACCGTTCCTTTTGCTTACCCGCCAATCGCAAGGCGCTGTCTCTCCAGCAGAGCAGAAAGAAGATGGTCAGCACCTGTTTACTCAAGCCATCCAGAAGATCGCCAAGTCCTTGCTCAAGCAGACAGGCACGCCATGCAGCGGCGTGCTCAGTCATCGCACCTACTATCGGGACAGGTGCGCCGAGCATTGTCGCAAGCTGACTCATAACACTATTAGCATCGCCCGGATGCAGCCGGGGAATAGTCATGCGGCCAGCCTGCGCCAACAGCTCGTCGTACCGCTGGCGGCGTGGGTCATCACCTGCCAGCGACCTAATCGGCTTTTCATCAGCCATTAATGGAACCTCCGAGGATTAGGCAGCCTGCAATAAATCGGCTGGCGTTGAGGGATGGTATCTGGCTTTAGCTTTCAGGTACGCAACACGCGCCGCAGCTTCGGTAGTGAATAAGCCAAGGTGATGACGTACACCATCAACACGAATATAAGCCTCCCATTTACTACTACCCTTATTCCAGCTATACCCTCTTGCCCTGCGTCGATTCTGGTCGTTTTCCCGCTGCGTAACCAATCGCAGATTGCATAAGCGGTTGTCGTCACGGATACCGTTGATGTGATCGATCTGCATACCGTGGGGAATAGCACCATGCGCAAGAATCCACGCCACGCGATGGGCTTTTAGCTGGTACTGCTTGCCATCAAGTCGCAGGGCAACTTGACGATAGCCATCAGCTCGACGGGTGGAGTCGGCATAGGTGCCAACCTTAACCCGGCGTCGGTTAGCTTTATGTTGCAGGCGGCCTGTCACCGGGTCATATAGGAAAAGGGAGAGCAGTAGCTCAGGGGCGTAAGCATCATTAACCATGACTCAGCCCCTCCAGTTACACAGCTTGTCGGAAATTGATAACGCAGTCAGGACGACGCAGCCCAACGTTGAACAGGCGATATGAGTCCATCACCATTGTCATTTCGCGCTCATCATCCCACTGGCGATTAATGACGCTCTGCGCTTCGACCGTCAGCAGCACAGAGGAAGGTTTAAATAGCGTCGCCCTCGTCAGCGCTTCCTCTGCGGTAACATCATAATCAGCGCCCAGTTCATGCCCGGTGATGGCTTCCTGCGGGTAACTGTTGAGTTCAATGACTCGCACCCCAGCGACATAGCCAACGCGACGCCATGCGTAATCGTTGCCACTATCCCGGCTGTAACGGACGTTCATCAGCTTCTTATGCTCCATCAGGATGCTGAACCAAGCCGGGTCGATAAGCAGTACCAGCTCCGCCACCGGAATATCTTTCTCAGTCAGGAATCGATTAACAGCAGCTTTAATAGCGTGAACCAGCTCATTTGCTGCGTCCTCTTCACTACCCGTGGTCAGGTTGAGCGGGACAACGTTATCCGTAAGCGGGTTAAACGTTGGTTGCAGTGTCGGCGGTGGTACAAAGTCAGTCGCTTTGATTAGCTGGGTGGTGTGCGCTTCGTCGTAGAATTTAGCGTGAGCAGTACCCATATTGCGGCTCAGTTCTGCGCGAAAGGTGGGCGCTGTCCAGTCGTCCTGATAGTCAATCGGGACGCGGATATAGCTCAGCGTATCCACAGAGATAACCAACTTGTCCGACTTAACGGCGGTAGGCTCCAGCGATTGCCCTGCGGTTCTGCCCTTCACCTCAAGATCACCACCTAGGCGATCAATGCGGTATTGGTTGCTGTTTTTCAGCGGCTTGTATGTGCTTAGCCCCTCTGCGAGAAAGACGCTCTTTGCCTCAAGGCGGGTCTGAACGTCCCGATCATACGCTTCAATGTGAATGTCGTTGTCAGCATCCACACCGCCCCAGTGCGGGCGGAATTGGTCAGGGGTATAAACATTGTCAGTCATAGAAATAGCTCCAGCGCCAGCAGTAGCCAGCGTGATTTATGAAAAGAGAAAGAGAGAATGGGAGGAATCAGGCAGCAGCTTTTTCAGCAGCCACCTCAAGAATCAGGCCGATAAGCGCGAAAGCGGGCCATTGGGGATTAAGCTCGTGCAGGTGCGCAACGCCTCCACCAAAAGCATCGCGCATGTCAGCACCAGAGATGCCAGAGCGTTTGGCCGCCCGCCGCAGCAATCGCAGCTCAGAGCTGGGAACATACGCCGAGGGCATACGCACGCCAAAGCGTGAGGCGAGCCGCCGCCAGTGAGTTTCATCAGCAAAGTCTTGTTTAAGCTGGCTGGCGTTGGCTTTCCAGTGTTCAATCTTTGCTCTACGGGCAGCCCTAGCCGCTGCCACGTTTTCAGGTGTCAGTAAGGTCATTGTCAGATCTCAATGCAAAATGGGTTTATGTGTGGTGTTTGAGAGGTAATTTCGCGTTTTACAGGCGCAGGTATACGAATGCACATCTGGCGATGTACAACGCGATTCAGGCTCTAAAACATAAGGTTAAGACGTGGGGAAGACAGGACAGGGCAATTGCTTAGCGGCCAGCGCGCTTGCCAGCGGAGCGCTGCGCAACCAGATCGCGGTATTGTTCGTCGTACTGGCGATGACCGGGGCCATACCCCGATTGCAGCGCCCACTGCGAAAGCTGGTCATACGCTGCAATAAATTCAGCATGAGACATCCCGACAGGTTGCGCGGTAGGCTGGCCATGCTGGGCATAACCAGTTTGTGAACCGCCAGCCATACGCTCTTGCAGATACTGAACCGCCCGCTGCATCTGAGCAGGGTCGCCAGACATAACCATCCGCTCAAGGGTAGATTGCGTCCCGGCATCGAGCGTGCCAGCATATTGCAACATCGCGTCAACTGTACCCTGCCCTAACTGACTTTCTATGGACTGTTGAAACTGCCCCATTAACCCTTGCAGCTCGGCGGTATACTCGACAGCCGTCCAGCCATCTTTCATGGTGCGGATCTCTTTTTTACCCGCGTTGACCATTGGCTCGATGGTGAACGTCATCCCAGGTTTCAGTACGACGTTGGTTTCACGGGAGTCATAGTGCAGCACCTGCGGTTCTTCATGGAAGCCGCGACCAATACCGTGTCCACAATATTCACGAACGACGGAGAAGCCTTCTGCTTCGACAAACTTCTGAATCGCCGCACCGATTTCGCGCAGGTTAATGCCTGGTTTGACCATGCGCAGCGCCAGGTACAGGCTTTCTTGCGTGATGCGGCACAGACGTTCGCCCATGATGGTCGGCTTACCGACGATAAACATTTTCGAGGTATCGCCGTGGAAACCATCTTTGATTACGGTGACATCAATGTTAACGATATCGCCATCTTTCAGCAGCTTCGCATCGTCCGGGATACCGTGGCACACCACTTCATTAATAGAGATGCAAACGGATTTCGGATAGCCGTGATAGCCGAGGCAGGCAGAAACCGCGTGTTGTTCATTAACAATGTAATCATTACAGATGCGATCCAGCTCGCCGGTGCTGACGCCCGGTTTAACATACGGTTCGATCATCTCCAGCACTTCGGCAGCCAGTCGGCCAGCGACGCGCATTTTTTCGATATCTTCTGGGGTCTTGATTGAGATAGCCATTAATTCTGTCCATCAGCGTCGGTGATACCGACAATATATATGTAAGTGCCGTCAATGGTATCACACCCGGGCAAATTGAGAATCATTCTGAATTTCGCCAAACGTGCCACTGAACGTTTTCTATAATAGAAAATTCAACGTCTGATGCTGTACACAGCGCCAACAATTATTGGTGTCCGTGACGTATTTGTGGTATAAAGCGCGCCGGACTTCCGATCCATTTCGTATACACAGACTGGACGGAAGCGACAATCTCACTTTGTGTAACAACACACACGTATCGGCACATATTCCGGGGTGCCCTTTGGGGTCGGTAATATGGGATACGTGGAGGCATAACCCCAACTTTTATATAGAGGTTTTAATCATGGCAACTGTTTCCATGCGCGACATGCTCAAGGCTGGTGTTCACTTCGGTCACCAGACCCGTTACTGGAACCCGAAAATGAAGCCGTTCATCTTCGGTGCGCGTAACAAAGTTCACATCATCAACCTTGAGAAAACTGTACCGATGTTCAACGAAGCTCTGGCTGAACTGAACAAGATTGCTTCTCGCAAAGGTAAAATCCTTTTCGTTGGTACTAAACGCGCTGCAAGCGAAGCGGTGAAAGACGCTGCTCTGAGCTGCGACCAGTTCTTCGTGAACCATCGCTGGCTGGGCGGTATGCTGACTAACTGGAAAACCGTTCGTCAGTCCATCAAACGTCTGAAAGACCTGGAAACTCAGTCTCAGGACGGTACTTTCGAAAAGCTGACCAAGAAAGAAGCGCTGATGCGCACTCGTGAGCTGGAGAAACTGGAAAACAGCCTGGGCGGTATCAAAGACATGGGCGGTCTGCCGGACGCTCTGTTTGTAATCGATGCTGACCACGAACACATTGCTATCAAAGAAGCAAACAACCTGGGTATTCCGGTATTTGCTATCGTTGATACCAACTCTGATCCGGACGGTGTTGACTTCGTTATCCCGGGTAACGACGACGCAATCCGTGCTGTGACCCTGTACCTGGGCGCTGTTGCTGCAACCGTACGTGAAGGCCGTTCTCAGGATCTGGCTTCCCAGGCGGAAGAAAGCTTCGTAGAAGCTGAGTAATAAGGCTTGATAACTCCCCCAAAATAGTTCGAGTTGCAGAAAGGCGGCAAGCTCGAGAATTCCCGGGAGCTTACATCAGTAAGTGACCGGGATGAGCGAGCGAAGATAACGCATCTGCGGCGCGAAATATGAAGGGGGAGAGCCCTTATAGACCAGGTAGTACACGTTTGGTTAGGGGGCCTGCATATGGCCCCCTTTTTCACTTTTATATCTGTGCGGTTTAATGCCGGGCAGATCACATCTCCGAGGATTTTAGAATGGCTGAAATTACCGCATCCCTGGTAAAAGAGCTGCGTGAGCGTACTGGCGCAGGCATGATGGATTGCAAAAAAGCACTGACTGAAGCTAACGGCGACATCGAGCTGGCAATCGAAAACATGCGTAAGTCCGGTGCTATTAAAGCAGCGAAAAAAGCAGGCAACGTTGCTGCTGACGGCGTGATCAAAACCAAAATCGACAGCAACTACGGCATCATTCTGGAAGTTAACTGCCAGACTGACTTCGTTGCAAAAGACGCTGGTTTCCAGGCGTTCGCAGACAAAGTTCTGGACGCAGCTGTTGCTGGCAAAATCACTGACGTTGAAGTTCTGAAAGCACAGTTCGAAGAAGAACGTGTTGCGCTAAACACAGCCTGAATAAACGGACTGTAGCTGTCGATATCAGCCACCATCACGATGATGTCGCGCGGAGTA